TTTAATAAGTGCTACACCTCTGTAAGTAATATTATAATAATAGGAAATGGTTAGTTTATCCTTATAATGAACTAACAAATAGTAAATTACCTTCCAAACATCACCGGTCCATTCTTCTCCATATTTTAAAATATCATTCTCATAATAATGTTTTTGCGGTATTCTGAGCTGTTCATTATAATTTAATGGTATTATGTCGTCTATGAAAATAGAGCCATTTTCTGCTAAAATAGCAATACTATTATTAAAATCACGTAATACATATTCTGATTGATGCATTCCATCTATAAATATTACATCAAAGTTTTCTTGTCTTTCTTGTCTTTCTTGTCTTTCTTGTCTTTCTAAGAAAAACTCATCTGATGTAACCTTGCAAATATTTTTATTATCACACTTTGGATCAGGATCAACTCCTATTTTATTTTCATTAAGAAAATGAACATTATTAAATGTGTAACCATTTTCTACACCAATCTCTAAATAAGTATTCGTTCGAGTAGTTTCTTGATTAATAACTTCATGTCTATTATTAAATTGACTATTATAGCCAGGTCTTTCAATATTTACATTGATAATTTCATATTTTTCGCATGATAAATACATCATTTTAAAATAATTGACGAGATCTTCATTTGGAGTATCGATTAATGTATAACATTTAATTCGATCCAACTGTAGTTGATCTAATCTTGACCAAAGATATTCATTTGTGCATTTGTTATCCAATAATAAAAAATCATATTTTTCTCCTTCATTTACATTTATATATAAATCTCTAATGCGATCCATATGATAAATTAAACTATCATATCCTATGATAAAAATTTGGCAAGTATAGTCAGGATTAACTACCAAATTACAATATTTGTTAGTGTATACAGCTGGGTCTCTCAACCAAATCTTTGAATTATTATTTATATATTTTTCATCCTCATATGCATCTAGATCCTTCATTTTAGTATGAATATCATATGTCTTATAATAAATTGGACTAATATAGTTTGGTCCTATCCGGTTTATTTCTCCATTTCTAATAAGAGAAAAATTACTTTCTCCATCATTCATATATTGAATATATCCTAATTTATGTATTTTTGCCATTTTATATTTTGTTGATACGGCTGTCCTTAGTAAAATCTCATAATCATCGCAAATATGCAAATATTCACAATAATTTCCTAATTCCAATAAAAATTCACGTCTCCATATTCGTGGATGATTTGGACAGCAAACTAGATGGCTTAAAGTAATATTATTTATATTTGGCGTAATATAAACTAACCTCCATTTATCTTTATATTTCATTGAATAATAACCCCCGTATCCTTTACAAATAAAATCTCCATATGACTGGTTGTCTCCATTTTCATATGCGCAAACAAAATCCATATAAATAAATCCAACGTCTGGTTTCTCAGCAAATAAGTTTGCCGCATCTTGTAAAACATCAGATAAAATCTCATCATCATGATCCATCTCTAATACATACTGTCCACGACATAAACTTACTGCTTCATTTTTAACATTTCCTATGCTGCCATTATTCTGCGAATGTCTATAAAAACGTATACGATTATCGTCCTGAAAATGTTGTCTTAAAAACTGAAAATGTGTGTCATCAGGCGAGTCGTCCATAATTACCCATTCCCAATCTTTCAGAGTTTGAGCTTTAAGACTTTCATAAACTCGTATAATTTTGTGAAACGAGTTAAATGATGATGTAAAAAGAGAAAATGTTGGTCTTGTATTCTCTCTATTCAAAGAACAATTCACAATATATTTAATATTAACATAATGATTAAATTTTGCGACATCATTTTCGATATTTGTCATGTGACAACACCGGATCATCATTTTTTTAGATATTATAGATCTTAGTAAATCTGTATATTCTTCCGGTGTATCGCCATAAGTAATTAACAAATTATAATTAGAATTGTGAAGTTTATTTAACTTTTGAACATTGTTAGTTATATATATACTACAATCTAGTAAGGAAGCATTAGTTGAAAAAAATTGATCGACTTTACTATATTTATCATGACGAAAAAATATAATAAATGGAAATTTCATTTGTTATATTTATGTAATGTGTAATATTTAAATTAATATTTAAATATAATATTATCTAATTTCTAATTTCTAATTTCTAATATTCTGGCGTATGTTTTTTAAATAGACATCCTTGAGGTATTAAACCTTTGACATCTGATGTAATAACGGTCGGGTTTTGATTATCGCAATTTGTCATCCAAATTTTTATAATACAGAAATTCTTTTTTGGTGAAATGGTTATTCCTGTTACACAATTAACAAATGATGAATTGCTGCTGATTGTATCGCCTACTAGCACGTAATTTAATTCTCTCCAAACTTCACAGACATTTTTATTTGAAACTTTGTATGAGAAACTTCCTCCATTTCTATTTTTCGGATCTTCCCACATTGGAGATACTCCTTCCCTCATTACAAATAACATACACGCTTTAATTAAAGGATCTGGAGTTGTCTCTGTCATCGCAATAACATCTTCCAGTGTTTTAAAATTATAAACCAATTTGTAACTTTTTACAGTCCAATCAGAGTCTTGAGGTAAATGCGCCCACAAATTCCATCTATTATTTAATTTATGAGTGACGTTACTGCTGGTGCTACTTATTATTCCACTACTAATACTGGTAGTTGTTTCATCCATTGTATTACTTTTAGTATTCATTATTAGTGCTAATTGAGGAGTCACCATTATAGATATATATCTTCAATTTTTTTTAAATTATTTTATTAATAGTATTAATTATTAATTAAATATATATTATTACTCTATCTTTTCTTTTACTAAGTCTGATACTATTAAATTATTCGAATTATCCAAATCATTGACAATTCGATAACTATCTTTTTCTATAAGAATATATTGACAATCATTCAAGCTAATCATATTTACTTCATGATCCATTAATTCTAGGTGATATGATAACATATCTTCTTTTTCATAATTAAATGGCAACTTTAAAATATTATTTATATAGTATTGCGCAAATTGTTTGTCAATTATATTTCCTACTAAATAATAATTAAATGCATCTGTTTTTAAATTTATATTATATCTTACATCATTGTAATTTAAATATAATGCTATAAATGTTATTTTTGATATATCAAAATTATAATTGCATATATTTGTATCTATTTTTTTATTTATTATTTTTTTATTTGATATTTTATTTGATAATTCTGATATTATTACTAAATTATTAGGAGATTGGATACTAAATAGTATTTGATTAAATACTTCGCCTTCTCTTTCTGTAATAAGTTTATTTTTGTTAGTATTCAAATCAAATAATTCTACAATTTGTAACGTTTGTATTTTAATATCATCTATTACATTGTTTGAGTTTTTAAATATATCTAAATAAGGTAAAAATTTATTATATAATTGATAACATTTTATTTGACATACACTGTAAAAATAAATGATATTATAACCAATTATCGGCAAAGGGGCGATTTGATTAAGTCTAGATAAAATACTCTTTTGAATTAAAGTATTCGTTAATATTTTATAAAATATTATTGTTAAAAATATAAGAACTATTTTAAACATTCGCAATACATTAAATATATAAATTGTTTTAAATATATATTTAATTAATCATTATTATTTGCAAAGCTGTCATATTGTGGATCAGATGATCCAGATGGAGCATTATAATAGCTATGCGTTTCATCTACAGGAGTTTCTGCATACGATGTATCTACATATACATGTTTTACGGTTGTATTTGTTTTTGGTCTTTTATATGTTTCTGAAGAATAAATTAAATTTCCTGTTTTTTCACTCGTCGTTGGTTCATCACATTTAAAATTTAAGGTCCCTGTTGCTGCATCTAGTCCAAATACATATAAAAGTATTGCAACTATTACCGACATGAAAATAAATGGAATAAATACAATTATCCATGATATAATAGACATGCCAGATTGGCATAACGCATTTAATAAAATTGTTATGATTATCATAACAATAAATTTAAAAAAAGCTGTATTATACAATCCTTTAAATGTATCTATAACTACTTGAGTTAATGAAAAAGCTATATAAATTAATGCAGGTGCACATAATTGAACCATATTTACTTATATTATATTACGAAAAAATCGGTTCGCCATCCTTAATAATTCCTACCTTTTTTCCTACTTCGCCATCTTTATCAACTTCGTATAAAATTCCATTTTCTTCGTCGGTTGCAAAATAGGTTACATCGTCGATTTCGATCTCAAATACCTCTTCATCCTCTTCTTCATCTTCATCTTCATCTTCTTTTACTTCATCTTCATCTTCTTTTACTTCTTCTTCTTTTACTTCATCTTCCTCTGTAGCTACTTCTTCTTTTACTTCATCTTCGTCTTCCTCTGTAGCTACTTCTTCATCAGTTTCTTCTTCGTTCTCGTCATCATCAATGTCATCTTTAATTTCTTCTATTTTTAATGTAATATTTTCTTCTTCAAAAACAACTTGTTCTTCCTCAACCTCCTCTTCAGAAACAACTTCCTCATCTTCAGAAACAGCTTCATCTTCAGAAACAACTTCTTCTTCTTTAAGAACAGCTTCTTCTTTAAGAACATCTTCTTCTTTAAGAACAGCTTCTTCTTTAAAAACTTTCTCTTCAGAAACAACTTCCTCTTTTTTAATAACTTTCTCTTCTTTAAGAACTTCTGCTTCTTTAAGAACAACTTGTTCTTCCTCAACCTCCTCTTCAGAAACAACTTCCTCATCTTCAGAAACAGCTTCATCTTCAGAAAGAACATCTTCTTCTTTAAGAACAGCTTCTTCTTTAAAAACTTTCTCTTCAGAAACAACTTCCTCTTTTTTAATAACTTTCTCTTCTTTAAGAACTTCTGCTTCTTTAAGAACAACATCTTCTTTAGAAACCACATCTTCTTCAGAAACAACATCTTCTTCTTTATAAACCACATCTTCTTCAGAAACAGCTTCATCTTCTTTAACAACTTCATCTTCTTCAGAAACAGCTTCCTCTTCTTCTTTAACAACTTCATCTTCTTCAGAAACAGCTTCATCTTCTTTAAGAAGAACAGCGTCTTTAAGAACAACTTCTTTTTCTTTAATAACTTCCTCTTCAGAAACAACTGCGTCTTTAGAAACAACTGTATCTTCTTTAGAAACGGGCTCTTCAAGAATATTTACATAATGATTAAATCCATGATTAAATCCATGATTAAATCCTGCAAAAGATGTTAGTTTAGTCTGTGTTTTATCTTCAATAATAGACTTAGATAAATGATTAGAAGCTTCAATGTGAGTTTTAAATAATGTTGATAAATTATCTATTTTGTTTTCTATTCTTTGTAAATTCCAATTATATTGCATTACACGATCAAATATCTGATGTATTAAACTAGTATTATCTACACATTTACAACTGTTTGCTAATTCCTCCTTTACATTTTTAAGTTCATCTTCATAAGCCATTATAACCTTTTGAACAATTGGCAATGACAATACATCTTTAGTTTCGACGTTTGCTGTCGCAGTTGTTTTATTTAATTGTTGAACCATGTTATTCAATTGCTCAAGCGTAGCCATTTGCATTAATTTATCTAGGTTGGACATTTCTATGTATTATATACTATAATAGTATTCGTTTAATATGATTTAAAAAATATTTAACGTAAATATATATGGAAACCCTAGAAGAAAGAAATGAAAAATATATTCGGCACATTATGTCACAAACAAATTATTCTGAAACAGAAGCTCGAGAAAAATTTAAAGATTTCAACTATGATTTTATGAAGGTTTTAAAAGATTACATGGGAATACCAGAAAAAAAGGAAAATACGCACATAAAATCAGTAAATCAAGAAATTTATAAACAAATTAGATATAGTTTAGATCAATCAATGAAAGATTATCGGGATAAAAATCCTATAAATATTGATCAAGTAAACACTAATTTACAAGAGTCTGAAGAAAGAGAGATAGACAAGACCAAAAAATAAGACAATTATATAATTTATATTATTAATATAAATTATATATATGAAGAAACCTCATATAACTAACAAAAATAAATATAATAAAATAAAAACCAGACGGTTTAATACTATATTTAATATAACTCAGAAAGACGGTATGTTTTTTTCTGAAAAAACAAAGGAAATCTGGTAATGAACTTCTAATGGTCATATGCAAGGACATCATTGCAAATCATTTTTACAACAGTTTCATTAGATGAATGCATTCCAAATTTTTCATTTAAGATAGAATTTTTATTCTGCTTTTTTTTTTGCATTCGTGATTTTAATTGGTAATTATTATTTGATGGAATAATTGTGTTATTTAAAATAAACTCGTCGTTATCGTCATGTAGTTCTGGCAATATTCGCGTCAATGGTTTGTCTACTATAATAAACAATCTTTCATTTCTAAGCAAAGATCTATATTCTTGTATAGATAAATTTCCATAAAATTTTTCCAACATATAATGAGGGTTAGGAGAAGGCTTAATATTTTTCTTGTAATCATAAATCTTTGAATAAATATGATTAAACAAATGATATCTTTCAAATTTAGTAGAACTATCAATATTTTCATTCATTAAATAGGCAACCCCACACTCTGGACTGCAAAAACAACCATATACATGATATGTTCCATTTATGAAATGTTTGGGAATATATACAGGTGGATTATCGAAGTCGCAAGAGTCCCAAAAACAAGCAGATTTTTTATTATTTACATTATTTATGTGTAAATTATGTTCTAATTGTTTTAGTTTTTTCCAGATTTCTTTTGTTGCATCTTTATTTGTATTACATTCATCATCGTCATCATAGTCATTGTAACAAGCATTTGCGCTAGTTTTAATATTTTTAATACTATTAGTTTCATTATAATATGTATTTACAGAATTAATATTTTCACTACCAATAACATCATAACATAGTTCATTTTTTGAACCAAATGTATACGAATCAACATTATTAGAATTTTCTGAATTTTGCAAATCCTTCATAGAACATTTTAAATGTAAAATAACATTGGGTTTATCATTTGTTTGGCTTTCAGTAGGAATTACTTGCTGTATTATTTTACCACCCTTTGGTTTCCGACCTCTCTTTTTCATTACATGTTTGACATCGGTAGCTAATTCATCAATTGAAATTTCTAAATGGGGATTTGATATGATTACTATATTTGACATAAGGTTTTCGTTGAGACCCTCTTCAATTTCAGTAACACTTAATATGACATTTTCTGTAACAGGAGTAACAATATTTACATGTGTCGAAATAATAGGTTCAGGATCCATATTTAACGCGGCCATTAATTCCTTCTTAGATTTTCTACCTCGTTTGCCTTTTACTGGTTCTAAAACTGTCGCAGTTACTGTCGCTGGCACTGGCACTGTTATCGCATCTGTATTTAAAACAATTGATTTCGACTTTGTCATTCTATATTATATTATTTATATCATTATTAATTTAAATTGTTTTAATAAACACTTAAGGAATATATTGATTAATTGATTAATTGATATAAGGAAATATATAATAAATACAATATAAATATATTTTTGTATTTATTATAATAACATTAATGTCAACTAACAAAAATGAAACAGATCGAGACTTAAGCAAAGCAGTATCTGAACAAATAAACAAAAAACCCCATTTATATGTTAATACCGATTTTTCTGAAATTGGAAATGGAAATGATGATATTATAGAAAGTAGAGATAGCAATAATTATAGATTTAAAACATATATAAATGGCATTGTAGAAATACAAAATTTACAAGATTTTATTATTAGACTAAGCGTAGTAACCAGTTTATTTACGATTGGCTGTCCACGTTTGCTAATGGATCGATATTTTTTATATAAAGATAAAGATAATGATAATATTGTAAATATATTTTTAACAGTTTCAATATCAGAACAAATAATATTGACATTAGTTTCTTCTTATTTTATCATGACTGAAGATCTGGACGGTATTTATAATATACAATATAATCAAAACATAGTCCCCAATTTAATAGTTATTGGCAAGGTCGAAGCATTCTGGGCTAAATATTATTCATTATTAGGCATTGCTCTTGCTCTTAATGCTTACTTTGTAAATGGATATATAAATGCGATTTACACATATTTATTATTATTTGGCATGTTTAAATTATGGGTATTTAGATTATTGAAAAATAAAAAATTATTATAATTTGATAATTTGATAATTTGATAAATTATAACTTTATTGTCTCTAATATTGTTCAAAACAACTTCGACAAACCGGAATATAATTAGATGATCCAACAACAGTTTGCTCCTTTTCTGAACTAATACGTTTCGAAAATATTCCGGCCGTTCCATTTTTGCATAAACTACAAAGCGATGTCATTTTAGTGACCTTATCGCACAACGGAATAAGATCTAATATCTGTCCGAATTTTTTTCGTTCAAAATCTCCATCTAATCCACCAATATATATTTTTTTATTATGTCGCAACATATGTTTTATTGCTGGCAAAAGATCTGCGAAAAACTGACCTTCATTTATCAGAATAACGTCCGCTCTGATCAACTTACACGAGTCATCAAGTCGATCTAAGCATGCATTGTTTATTATGGTATCTTCGTAATACCAAACATCTTTTAGGATGTCAGTTTGAATACAAGGGATCATCACCTTGTCATGAGTTGATAACAGAATGTCATCATATCTTTTATCAATAGAGTGATTTATAACGGCAACAGGAATGTTACAGAATAAACATTGTTTATATATTTCCACTAGTTTTGAAGTTTTGCCACTAAACATTGGCCCGATAAACAGTTCTAAATAAGATGTTGATAAATTTAAAGTAGTCATATTATTATTATATGACATAATATGTTGTAATATTTTTAAAGTTCAATTTTAAGTTATTAAATTTATTAAATAACTTAAATAATAGGTATTTAAATGTAATTAATTATTTAATATATTAAATAATGAGTAGTATACCATGGACTGAAGCATATCGACCTACCAACTTTGATGAAATCGTTTTAGAACCTCTAAATAAAGAAATCCTTACAAATATTATTGAAACCGGATATTTCCCTAATTTATTATTTTTTGGACCACCCGGCACTGGAAAAACGACGACAATTATCAATTTAATTAATGCATATCAAGAAACGCATGGTAAAATAAATAAAGGCCTGATGATCCATTTAAACGCATCTGATGAGCGAGGTATAGATATTATTCGCAATCAAATAAACCAATTTGTAAATTCAAAATCATTGTTTAATATTGGAATGAAATTTGTTATTTTGGACGAGGTCGATTATATGACCAAAAATGCTCAGCAAGCATTACGATATTTATTGCAGAATTATACAAAAGGCGTTCGTTTTTGTTTAATTTGCAACTATATTAGTCGCATTGATGAAGGTCTGCAAAATGAATTTATGCGTCTTCGTTTTAACCAATTACCAGAACTAGATATAATATCCTTTTTATCAAGTATTTCTAAAGCAGAAAATCTATGTTTAATCGATAAATCATTACATCTTATTCAAAAACTGTATAAATCAGATATTAGAAGTATGATTAATTTTATGCAATCAAACCAAGATGTCAATCCTGATGATTTTAATATAATAGATGCAGATGTATGGGAAAAATTATACTTATTAGTGCGATCTAAAACAGAATTAGGAATTATTGTAAATAATATAAATAACATGAGTATAAAATACAATATTGACAAAAAAAATATAATTAAAGATTTTTTAAATTATATTATTCGTAATAAAAACGGGGAACAAGAACTCTTGGAAAAGATGCCAGAATATTTAAACTTAATAGAAAATATTATACATTTTGAAGATTGTAAAAATAATTATTATGTAAACTATTCAATTTCCCGATTATCCTCCTTAATAAATGGTTGTATTTGATATGAATTATAAATAGTCATTCTTAATCGTAATTTTTTCATAAATGTATTTGGTGGTGAACTTTTTGATGGATCAAATAAATTCTCCTTCAAGCTATATTCATTCTCTTTTTTATTAGTAGGAGAGGATGGCGAAATTGGTATAATATTACTTCTTTCAGGAATAAAACAATTACTCATTATTTCTATATTAAAAGAAAATAATTGAAATAAAATAATATAAAGAATATAAAGGTATTCTTACAATAATACAAATACGCATACTATGTCAATTTTAAATATCAATGATGAATGGACGAATTTCCTTTCAAAAAAACATGGCGGCGACGACGATGACGACGATGATGATGATAATGATCATGATGATGGTAACAATATATCATCTAATAAAAACACTAGTTTTGTTGAAATTCATGATAAAAAGATTACACTTGACATGGATATTCCAGTCCCAACTCCTATTTACATTTCCACAAAATCAAAGATCGCATATCTTCTGGCTCCAGTAGATTTATCTATATTTTGGAATATCCCTGTCATGTCTTATAGCACTGCTAGTAACGGCGTTATTAAAAAACAAATAAAATTTAATTCCAAAACGGCCGAAGAATTAAATATTATACAAGAAAGGTTACATAAAGAATTATATTATGACGAATATGTGATGTCGCATATCGACAATCCAAATGGTCGTATTAAATTTAAAGATATACGCAAAATAACAGTTGGTATATCCAAAAAAGATATTATGAGCTATCGGGGTAAAAAAAAGCAGGCCTTTTATAACTGTTTTGTGATTATCATTCGTATAAAGTTTGGAGCTGCTTTTCGAGAGTTTCATATAAAGGTATTTAATACAGGCAAGTTGGAAATTCCTGGGGTTCAGAGCGATGAAATGTTCGAAGTCGTCTTGCAAAATATCATTGGAATTCTTCAACCGCATGTAAGCAGTCAGCTATCATACAAGCAAACAAGTGACACTGTTTTAATTAACTCAAACTTCAATTGCGGATTTTATATTAATCGTGAAGTTCTGTATGATATACTAAAATTTAAATACAACATTCAAGCTATTTTCGACCCTTGTTCATATCCAGGAATTCAATGTAAATTTTATTATAATAATGATCTTCCATATGACATGCAAAATGGTCAACAATTATCAGCAAATAATACAAAGAATATGAAAGACAAAAAGGAAAAGGCCAAAGCGAATGCGCTAGCAAACATTAATATTGTTGAAGTCTCTTTTATGATTTTTAGAACTGGTAGTGTCCTTATTGTTGGCATGTGTGAAGAAAATGTATTAAATGATATTTATGGATTTCTAACAAGACTGCTTAAAACCGAATTTGATCAGATTTGTCAAAGCTTAATAGGGAGTTCTCATGCTATTTTAAAGGACAAAAAAAAGAAGGTAAGACGAAAAGTCGTGATGATAATGACTACAGTAAGTGAACCAATTTTAGATCTGGGTCAGAAACTGATTGTAAATCAGGACCAGAATTTGAACCAAGACCAGAATTTGAACCAAGACCAGAATTTGAACCAAGACCAGAATTTGAACCAAGACCTATACCATGATAAAAAAATTACCAAAACGAATTTAAATTCTTTGATTGAGTTTGATATTGTTGAAGATTTTAATACAATTGTTGTTGAAAAAAAAATTAAAAGAAGCTACAATAAGAAGAAAGTGTAAATCCTAGAAGAATACATTATTCGGTAAAAATATAATCTATTAATCCATTACCATTAATATAATCATTGTTATAATCATTAATATAACAATCGTATATTTTATTAGTAATTATTTTTTCATTAATTATTTTTTTTTTAATAGTTAAATCCCTTAATCGTTTTACAAAAACTTCTATTGTATCAAAAAATACAGTGACTGCTCTTGATTTATCTATTTGCGCCAATAAATTTGTAAATAAAAAAATACATTCTATATAGTTCTGCTTAATTTTATGTTTATTTAATATACTAATACATTTTTGCATTTTATCACAACATAAATTTATATATTGTAGTTTATTATCATATATAAAATCACGATGGTTCAATATATAACTAACAAATTTTTTGTAAATATGCATATAAGCATCTGTATAAGATATAATTGATATTTCATCTGCTGTTAAAAAAGACATCGTTTTTTTACGTTCATTATTTAATTCAAAAATTGTTTTTTTGTATACAAACATTACTGCATCTGTAGAGCTTAATTTTAAAAAGGTAATATTATCATCTGATATTTGTTCAATAAATTCAATATAAAAATAATAAGCCTTTTGACTATGATAAAATGTAAGATCTAGATTTTTTGTGTAATAAAAGATTATCGAAAAAATATGGATCAATGTTTCTATACCTCGTTCAAATATAAAGATATAATACTGCTTATTTTTTATATTTATTTTTTCTGAAATCAATCTCATGTATTCAATTATGATTATAGATATTTTCGCTAGTATATCTTGAGACGTGTTATGAATTGTAGATTTATAATTTTCAGCATTATATAATACACATTGGTCCTTCATTATATTTAAATTATATTATATTATTTATTATTATATACTTTATTAAAAAAAGCATTTAAAGACTTTTAAATTAGTTTTAAATATAAATGTCAACGTCTGAACAAAAAAAAGTCGGTTCTTCCACTACTACGGTATCTGCTCCTTCTCCTTCTCCTTCGGGGTCTGATAGTCATTCTGTTACTGCAAATAACTCGACTTATCGTCTGCCGTCTGATACAAGTCTTCAACATGCCAGTAAATTGTCTATTGTTGAGGACAAGCCTATTATGTTAGATTATTGGACTGCATCTGTTGACAAGAAGGCGCTTGTCGGTGTGCGCGAGTCGGGAGAAAAGTTATTGGTTAAAAGTGCTGAGGAATACACCAGTCCTATTGCAAAGTTTTATAAGTCCGGAACAGAGTATATTATTATTACTGAAAATTCTATTTATTTGGTGTCTAGTGATATCCCGACAAGAAAGATCTCCTAAATCCACCTTTACCAATGCCTCTATGAGGCATTACAAAGGTGGAGCCAAATGTGGATCCAAAGTGTAATAAAAAATTAAAGTAAATTTAGAAGGAATATTTACTGTAATTATTAATTTGTTTAATTTGGCTCCACCTTTAAAAAGGTGGAAAAAGGTGGAAAAAGGTGGAAAAAGGTGGAAAAAGGTGGAAAAAGGTGGAGCCAAAATAAAATTTTTGAAATATTAATATTTACTAATATTAATATGTCTATCGCTTTCGGTTCAGGTCCTTCAAATGGTCAATTTTGGTTCGGCGGATCAACTTTCCCCGGCTTTTTATTTAAGAAGAATAATGGTGTTGGCGGCAGACGCAGCACGAAAATGAACCCTGGCGGTAATATTACATGCAATGGTCCTGTGTATTTATATAATAAATATACTCCTGGTGGTTCAGGTGTCGGTGCATCTAGCATGTCAAATCGTCGCGCTAAAAACCGACTAGCCACTGTTTGTCGAAGTGGCGATGGATCAAACACGAAAAATTGTTTCCCATGTCAGTCAAGTTTAGGACAATACAGCAACTATACACATAATCCAAATGGATTTACACAATGTCCCAAAGTGCCTCGTTATGAAGTTGCTGGCGAATATACTTATTTGCCTTTAGAACCTGGATTTAACACATTGATTGAATTTACTGGAGAATCGTCACTTATTATAAATTATTTACCATTGTTGGTAACATCGGTAATATTTTTTAATGGAATAGAAGTTCAAACTGTAACTGTTTTAGCTCAAGTAGGCGTGTTTAATATTCCTGCAGGAATATATCCCGACGGATCTATTGTAAAAATAATTGCTAAATTTAATGTTTAATTTTAAAATTGAAATAATATTTATCAAAATTTTGACAAATATTATTAATAAAGAAAGACTATGAACTCAACTTTAGAACCAATAATTCCGAACATTGCTACAAAGATAAAAGAAATGTCTTATTTGAAGCAGACATATTTGAAATTCATAATAGATTTATTCCCCTTGTTATCTAGTTCTTTGCAATCGAGTTTCTATGCAAATCAACTAATTTTGCTGCTACAAAATCTCATAAATATTGATAAAAATGAGATTTTATTTGACCTTGAAGATGCGTTAACATCTGTTTTGATTAGTTACATATTTGACATGGATGAACTTATTAAAGGACTAATTAACGAAGAAAAATATGAGCCGAAACATACCAATTTGGTAGCAATCAATCAGCAAATAAACTACTACATGAAGCACAATGATCCACGCGGATTAGCTGAATTACGAGAAAAAATGTTTATGATATGAAACTACCCTTGTTACTATACATTTGTTGGTGGGATAAAGCTAATTGATTGTTGTCCGTTCGCTCTTAACCAACGATCACCGCGTGCTCCTGCTCCAGCACCATTGTCAGCCAACTGGTAATACGTCTGATGCGAATATTGCGGCTTACTTAACCCAAAAAATGAACTACCAGCTGATCGCAAATAAAAAGGCAAATATGCCTCGTTATTCTTCCCTGCAAATGAATTTGTGTAAATTCGTGAATTAATTCTGCCTCTTGGTCCCATTATACTATCTTATAATATTATAAAATTATATTTTTATGCCCCTATATATTGCGATCCCGATTATTGCTACAAGTCCTAATCCTATTGCGGGAACAGCCAGATCACCTGCTTTTATGTTATTAATCATTTTATTAATTTCTTTTGACATAGAGGGATCTCTTTTTCTTTTTCTTTCTAAATCTTCATCTAGGTCAGAACCATCTAAATCAGATTCATCTAGGTCAGAATCATCTAAATCATCGATGTCCTCTAAGGGATCTAAGTCATCGTCAAATAAATTAGACGACTCTAAATCCTGATTATTTTTCCGAGTTTTTTTCGATGCTTTAGAACGTCCTAAACTTTTACTCATAATTTTTATATGATTATATAAAAATTATGCAATTATACCGTATTATATTAGTATCTATTCTTTAGTATCTATTCTTTGTTCCTCGCACCAATCTAGATAATGATCCTGCGGATCCCTGCGTATTTGCTTGATATACTGCAGCAAATACTTGTGCACCTCTTAACTTATGTGGGGCATTCTGTAGAGACCAATACATGCGGTCAAACATTGATGCAGTAGCATAATTAACACCTGATGTGCGTCCTCCTGTTCCTGCGGTTGATGGCATTATATACTATTTCTATTTTAAATATTTAGCAAAATATTTAATCATACTTTAGTAAAATGTTACAAAAATAATATATTACAAAAATAATATATTACAAAAATAATATATTACAAAAATAATATATTTATA